TGGAAGTGTGGTTGGTGTGGCCATAAGTGCTCCTTATCCTAAAACATTCTCTGCGTCGAGTGTGCCATACGTGGCGTCATCCAAGATCAGCTCAAAGACGATTGTGGTCGGCGCGGTTGAGTACAGCACCCTGTGGCCTGTGCTGAAGTCTAAATAATGTTCAATGCCTTCAACGGACAGCTCTTGTGCTAACTCGGTTGTGCCGGCACCGCTTGGAAATGTCTTTTCTACGGTGATGGTGTCGCCTATTTCTAGGGTTGCGAGGGTGTCCTTCTGGGCTGTGGTTAGCATTAGGAATGCGGTTTCTACTGACGTGTATCGGGCTTCTGGTTCAGGGTTAAGCAGGTAAGACGCTGCGGTGTCAATTTCGCCTTGAACGTGTAACAAGCTGTTGGTGATGCTGTTTGTCTGAATGAAATATGTTGCAATTGAGCCTGCGTCGGTTGCGGTTGCGGTCTTGCCATCCAAGGCAGTAACGACAGCGCGGTTGACTACGGCGTCCGCCTCAAATGTAATGCCTACACCGTTGTATTTAAAGTTGGTGCCGTCATCGTGAAAATCGGCTACCGATGCAGACAAGGTATTCCCCACACGCGGCTCAAAGGTCAAGACCCCCGCACGTGACATGAATAATCTGCCAAACTCGGCGGTGTCGTTGATCTGGGCAATGTACTGCAACACGTTGGTTCCTGCCGGCACGGTATATGCGGCGTCGTGGCCAAGGTTTACGGTGCCTGTGTTGATGTCTCGTTGTGCAAGTGGGAAATCAACTTCTGGCAGACTAAGCACCGAATTGATGCGTTCTCCTGATGTTTGAGCGCTGACGTTGTATTCGTTTAAGTAGGTTTGCGCTAATAGGTAGAACTGGTCAGCGCAATACACGGTCACGGTGTCAAGACCGCCGAGCGCAAAGTTGTAGTCATAGTTCACGACATACCCTGAAAACAGCAACTCGGCCACATTCGTAGAGCTGTATCGGATCAGTTTGACTTCGCGCATTGGCGCAAGCCCAGGCTTAGATTCGGCGGTGTCGTAATACGGGCTGTTTTCGTCAAACGGGTTAAAAATGCCGTCAACGTCTTGAATAGTAAATGTCATGGTGCCAGCGCTAAACGTGTCCCCGACATCGCGGCGTCCACGTCGAGCGGTCACAGTCGTTACTGAATCAAGAACGCTCGCAAACTCTGTTGTACCGTCCAACACAAACTGCGTGTTATCAAGAATGCCTTTGGTTGCCGAGTCAAGGGTAAAGCCGTCCTGAATAAAGCCTGTGGCAATTTGCAGGTCGTAGTTGCCTGAATCAACAACCGCTGTGCCGGGCATTACGCCACCTGCAACTGCAACGGCCCAGCGCTACGCGAATAAGCGCGCAAAGCGTTAACGACCGACTCACCAATCTCGGCGCTAGTAGCAAGTCCGCCCGTGACGTTAATGGTCACTCCCCCGCCAGTATTCATGCGGTCTAATGGCACTACGGCTTCTGGGCCTGCTTCGCCGATCAGGGCAAGAGTAGGGGAGCTGACAATTCCACCTTCGGCCAAACGTGGAATTTTTTTGGCAACTACGGCCGACGGTGCTTGACCGCCAAGTTGTGGCACGGGAACTGTTGGTGCTTTTGGAATGTCTGGCAACAGCGGAATTGAGTTGTAGGCGCTGATGATTGCGTTGACTGCTCCGATTGCGGCGTTGACCATGCCAGCAAAGAAGCCGATCACGGTGTTGACGATTGCGTTGATGCCGTCACGGAACCATTCAAACTTGTTGTATGCAGTAACTAGCGCGACGACGAGCAATGCGATGCCTGCAGCAATCAGGCTGAATGGGTTGAGTGCCATGGCGATGTTGGTGACAACGATTGCGGCGGCAACTGCGCCGATGGCGGCAGCGATAGCCAAGAATGCTTTGGGGTTGTCTTGTGCCCACATAGCAAACTTGTTGAGCACGGGTAGCACAGCCTCAAGCACAGGCAAGAGTGCTGCACCGATTGACTCTTTGGTTTCGCCAATGGAGTTTTTGAGGATTGCCATTTTTCCTGCAGCGGTTTCAGCGTTCTTTGCTGTCGCACCGCCAAAGGTTCCGCCGAGCACGTCCATGACTTCGTTAAGGCTTGCGCCTTCTTTGATCATGGTTGACATTTCTGGGCTCAATGATCGAAGCGCCTTAAAGTTGCCTTGGTAAGCCTTAGCCAATGCGTCGGCGACGCTGGCAGAATCCATGCCGGTGGCTGTGCTGATGTCCATGACAAGGTTCATGTCGTTCATAGCAATGCCAACATCTTTGGTACCGCGCACAAGTGCTTCTAATGCTTTGCGATATTCGGTGTCGGCAACGCCAGACGCTCGACTCATTGCGCTGATCTGTTTTTCTACCTGTGCGGTCTGGTCAGCGCCAGCGCCAGTCACATTTTGCAAAGTAAGCGCTAACGCGGCCTGCTCTTGCTGATCTTCCATTGCGGCCCGTGTAGCGTCGCCAAGGGCAACAGCCAAACCGCCAAGCGCGGCAGCTGCAGGAATCGCCGCCTTCTTAATCGCAAACTGTGCCTTTTCGCCGACGGTCTCAAGTTGCTGGAATTGTTTGACAGCCTTCTTTACCCCTGTGCCGTCAAACTCGCTGATGATCGGGATATTGATTGCCATTACGCGGTCTCTCTGTTCGCTTCTTCCATGACGCGCTTAACCAGTTGCTCCATCTCGGACATGACATCGTTTTGGCGTTGCTCGTACGCCTTCCACATTACTCGCGAACGACTCCCATAACGGGAAGTCAACGCGCGACCAAGCGCGCCTTCCATAGACGTGTCAAACATGGTTCCAGTAGCGCCTTGCCATTGGATGAGAAATGTGCCGACATTTGACTTGTTCCCACCGTATTCCTTGATGTTTCGGGTGTTGATTTTGGCAGCGATCTTTTGTTTCATGCCTGGTATCCAAGGCAACATTTTGAAACCTGATCGAGTGCTCCAATTGCGCGCCATACCAGATAACGGCACATTTGACGGCACAAGTTTGTTGGCGTCGTCAATAACAGGCTGAACGATCTTCTTGTAATCCTTGGTGATTTCACGGCGCAAAGATTTGTCAATCTTGTTGATGGTCTTTAAGGCTTCTTTAAGCCCGACGACCTCAATCTTTGTTGACACTTGGTTCACGTCATCTCCGTTTTTTGTTTGCCTCGTTAAGCACTTTAATGACCGTTGCCAAGTCTTTTGAGTCAAACACAATGTCGCTGGGCCACCAACCGACCGCGACTAACACTTCTGCTAGTTGGCGGCGGTAGGTGCCGCGTCCGTAGGGTTTGGGTCTGTCTCGTCCAGTACCGGCATGATGTCGATGTCAGGGTTTTTGCTAAGCCATTCACGCCAGTTGTCACCGACTTGTTCGCCTTTGATCTTGAGAATTGTGTGCATCCAGCAGGCGTAATCCGAATACAACGGGTTTGCGGAGAGCTGTTGAATGTTGCGACGCTCGAGTCGTTCCCATTCCGTGACTATAAACAGGTTTGTGTAGTAATACTCGGGTGCGCTGTCAGGCGTGCGCTTTAACTGCAACTTGATTTTCATGTGTCTCCTATGTCGGCTTGGAGCCGTTGATTATGCGGTCGTGTCAACCGAGTACGTTCCACCCTGGAACTCAAGATCCCATTGGCTTAGTTCGCCAAGTGATGCGTTGATCACAGGGATTGCTGCAAGGTAGGTGTCAGTCAAAATAAAGCCAGGGTTAGTTGCGCCGTCTGCAGCTGCAGTTGGGTTTACTTTTACAACACACTTGGTTCCAAGCAATGGTGACAATGTTGCGTAAGTCTGTGATGTTGCAAACGATGCGAACACGGTCAAGGTCAAACTATTTGAAAAGAGGCCCGCCGTCATGGTGCGGGAAGTTTGGCCGAACGCCGTATCTTCCAGAGCCTCGGCAGTAACCGTCAAGGTAGCTGCGACTGTGTCATCGCTGATATCGGTGAGTGTGCCAATAGCGGCTCCGACTTGGACTTTTGGATTTGAGAGGTAAGTTGATGCTGGCATGTTTGCTCCTTAAGTTCTGATCTGATAGTAGATGATTTGTATTCGGTAGTTGTGGATTATGCGGTCTGGGCTTCTATTGCGCAATCAAGGTCGTAACACGGGTACAACGCGCCACCAATCTCAAGGCTTGACGGACGGCCAGCCATGACGATGATTGACGAGCCAAGCACGGTTGCAACAATGCTCAAGATTGATCGAAGCACCGGCAGACCTGCAGGCCCAGAGCCAATGACTTTTATCGGGAACTCAAGGCGCACGATGTTGCCGTTGCCAGCAAACGTCGTGAAGTTTGGCGCGTCAAGGTACACGCAATTAGGTGCAAGTTTGGTTGGGTCGTTTACAACGCGCAAACCAGATACCGCAGTCAGCGTCGCGGTGACATCATCAATCGCTTCGTTGAACAGGTCGGTGTACGACATCAGGCAACCGCTGGACGTGGGATGCCAAGCAGCTGCTTGACGATCGGGGTTAGGCTTTGCTGTGGTGCCGAGCCCATGCCGTCAAACGTGGCGTAGGTTGCCTCTATTGAGCCCCTAGAGCGCCACAGAGCGGCGCAATACATCAAAGTGCCCAATGTTGCGTCACCGCCAGGAGAGGTCGTTAGGGAGTCAATATAACCCGATTCCTGACGCCTGCGATAACAGAATTGGTTGCCTGCCGATACCGATTGCGTGAGCAACGTGTAATCGTCTGACGGGTTTGTGATCGTGATGCCAAGGTAAGACATAACCTGCGCGGCCGTCACCCATGTGCAAACAGGGTCATTGGCAACAGTCCCAGACGCTGCAACACGCTCAACATCGCTTGCGGTCTTGGCGTACAGCACCTGATCGGCAATTGGTATCTGATAGTCGTACAGCAGATCGCCCTGTGTATCAATACCCAAAAACAAATACTGTGGCAATGCGCGCACCGAGTAAGTGCCGTTAAATGTTGCGTCAACTCCAGCAACCGTGATTGAACTGCCGACTGCAATCTCCGATGGGGTCAGGAGTTGCAGTACGGCAAAGTTGTCAATCAGGTACTTGTTAGTAACTGTGTAAGTAGCCATGAGCGGTAGCTCCGCTCTCGACTAGGCCTGGGTGATCTTGCGAATCATTCCTGGAATTGCGGCAAAGGTTGAAACGAAACCGTGAAAACTCATGTTTCGACCCAAAACTGC